CCTCTTTGAGTCCAACCTACCCAACAAGCCTCTGTAATAGGGTCGTAATTATCTTCGTCAGCGCTTTCATCAATGGCATAACTCTCTGCTCTTACTGAAGCATGATAAAAGTTTTTAAGGTCTGTAGCATACTTGTTAAGGTCTGCACCTTTACCATCTACTTTCATAACCATACCTTTTGCGTCAATCGTAAAACCTTGTTTTGCTAAGTCAGTTGAGGCCTTTGACATATCAGCCATAGATTTGAATGTGACTGTCATTTTTTTAAATTCGTTAATAGGCTCTCTGACTTGTTGTAAAGCCTCGGAGAATGTCTTTCTGTATGCGCTTATCTTTTTCATTTTAGTTGTCTACCTTTGCTCCGCTTCTCCATTGATAACAAGACCAATATCTAGCTTTAGTTTTTGGACCAGGATTCTCACAATTGTGTCTGGCTCTGAAATTTTTTCTACGATTAGGGTCGTCTCTTTTGATTTCCATATTAGGGTCACCAAATGTGACTTTGACCACATTACCGGTTTCATTTTTCACATATACGGCAAACTTTTTAGGTCCACCTGGAGTTCTCATAGGATTGTTTAGTGTGACTTTCTTACCTTGATGTTCAGCCTCTTCTAAAGGCTCACTCTCATGTTCGAATATACACTCTTCACACTTCTCGTCTATATTATCCCACTCTTTTAATGACTTCATTATAGTTTCTCCAGAATTTTTTGGACAACCTCATTTAACTTGGCCTTCCAATGTTCTTTATATCTTTCTCTATATTTATCTATTGTGGATTTTGAAGATGACCATTCTTTGATATCCTTTTTAGATATATCAGTAGTCTCTGGTCTAGTTGTGACTGGTTTACCACTACCTGGTTTAGATGGTTTGTAGTTATCACCTTTGTGTTTAGGGTCATAACCATCTTGGCCTGGTGTCATTTTCATTGTGTGTTGTGCATAATCTTGACCTATATCATAACTTTCATTGTTCCACTCGGCAAAACCTTTCATCTTTTTACTGTCTGGTTTAGATACTGCCTCAAATCCATAATCAATATTAGTGTTGTATTCTCTAATGATTGCTTCTTTATCACCTGCAATAGGTGTACAATCCCATATCCATGCTTTGTGCATGTTATTATTAGTATCTTCTAATACAACATAATTCGTACTTCTTCTAACAACCTTACCCTCTATGTCATTGTATTTTACTTTATCATCTATGTTAAAGATTTGTTCTCTGATATAAAGGTCTCTTACTTGTTGTTGTTCAAATTCTTTTAATGATACTATTCTGTTTTCAGGTACATAACTAGCCGCTAAATTCATACCTTTTCTAACATCTTTCATCATGGCTTGTGCGTATGTACTATTTGGTAATCCTTTTTTGAAACTATCTAAATCACCTTTTGAAGCTGCGTCTCTCATCTTACTAGCACTCATACCTGTGGCACCCTCGGCGTCAGGATCCCTTTCACCAGCAGATACAACTTTGATATCTTCGAAGTCATATAAACCATGTCTTGATGATACACCATTATATTTCTTTAGTATTGTTTCGAATTCTCTTACTCTATCTGAACCTGCAACCATTGTTATGTTTGTATAACCCTTGTTATGCAACATGGTAGCAATATCTAATATCATATTAGTCTTATTGATTTCAATATTTCTTGCATGAGCAGGAAACAATTTCTTCATATAAGATAGTTTTTGTGTAGGAGTTAATGGATTCTTTTTAGGGTCATTACTTCTACTTAAATAAATTTTATGGTCATTTGTTGATAACGACTTAACTTTCTTAATAAGTTTTTCGTGACCAATTGTAGGTGGATTAAATCTACCAAATGTAAATGCAACTGTCTTACTTTTTGCCTCTTTGAGACTATCAATCTCTGCGTCTGTTACCTCACCATCATCTAAAATCTTTTTACACTTCTTATAGAAAGCAAGATAGTGGTATTTCTCTAACATTTTATAGACCACATTTTTAGGTAATCTATTCTTAATGCCAAACTTTTGTATTTGGTCTGGTGTCATATCAGTATCAAAGGCTGCTCTTCTATCTGCGTCAAGGCCGTCACCAATCTTAATAATATCTTTTATACTATCTTCTATCTCTTCTAATTTCTCATTAATCTTTTCTTGTAGGTTTAGAATATCATCTGGTTGTAATTCTTTTAGTTCATCATAGTCAATGATATCTCTTTTCATTTCACCTTTGACTACATCTAACTCTTGTACTTTTTTATTGAAGTCTGCAATATAAACATTAACATCAAACTTAAAATCTTCTGGTCTTTTTACAAACTTATTACCCTCAATGTCAAACACGGCGTCTGCCTTTTTGTTTTGGTCATCATAAGTTTTTTTATCAGTTATAAAATAATAATTGATAGGGTGTTTAGTACCAGGTATTAATTTACCTTGAATGTTATCTGGATTACTTACAGACAAATACTTTTTAGATAGTCTTAATCTTTCTTCTTCTTGCTTATCAGCAGGTACATCAAACAATACATTTAAATCCAAGTCTGCGTCATTTCTATATCTCTTTGTAAGAATAGAACCAATAAGAGAAACTTTTAAAACAGGATATTCTTCTTCAAACATCTCTAGTTGTTTGTTAATCAATACAACAACACTAGGTTTGATTTTAGGATTAGAAGTATCAGCGTCATCAAATACTGCTGGCGCATAGTTCTTTCTCGGTATATCAATAATGCTTTCTAGTAATCTCATGTTCTTCTCTTTAATTTTCTTTCTGTTGCCATCCATCTTTTAGCTGTGTATGACTGAATTTTATTACCTAATAATCTTCTAACTGACTTATCAACTTTATTCATAACAATTGTTGTAAGTTCTTTCTCATTTTTACTGTTGTCAACAATAATCATATTAGACATACCATATAGGTTTTGAAATCTACCAATATTGGCTTGTACTGCCGACCATGATTTTCTTGTAATATATTCTGGTACAGTTCTGTCTCTTTTTGCGTTTCTTTCTAATGCAACATCTAAACTTGTGTTGACAAATATCATATAACAATCATAACCTAATTGTCTTAACTGTGCCGTCTGTGATTTAATCTTATCGTAATCTCTACCAGTACCATCAATGACCATACCTAATCTACCTTTGATTGATAAGTCCATTTGATTGCCAGTCATAGCCTTTGCTCTGTCTCTAATAATATCTCTAGCCTCTGCCTCATCTTCAGGCATTTTAAGAGATAGATTATTTTTTTTCAATGACATTTCAAATGCATTATCTGAATTAATAACTCTTAATCCTGTTCCACCAAATGCACCTTTAGTCACAAATGATTTACCAGAACCTGGACCACCTGCAAGAAAGAATGCCTTGAATATATTTTTATCGTACAAGCCTTCTTGTAGGTCTTGAAATCTTATGTCGTCAAAATTTTTCATTTTACTTTACTAATTATAGTTTTTGCTATACCCTCTGGTGTGCCACCCTCTGCTTTAATATTTATTATCTCATCTTTATAATGTTGTAATAATGGAGCAGTTAGTTCGTGATACACTTTAATTCTTTTCTTAATAATTTCTGGTTTATCATCTGCTCTACCTCTAGCAGTTAACCTTTTAATAACTTCTTCCTCTGATACGACTAGGTTAATTACATAGTCATATTTTATATCAGCGGTTTTCATCTTCTCTGCTTGTTCTACACTTCTTGGAAAACCATCAAAGATGTAACCTTTTTGTGCGTCTGGTTGTTCTAGTCTATCACTTACTGCTTTGATAACAATAGGTGTAGGTGCAAATTCACCTTTCGCTAATAATTCTTTTACTTTCTTACCATCTGGTGTATCTGTCTTTGCCAACTTTCTCATCATGTCACCAGTATAGATATGTGGTATCTCTAGTTCTTTAGATATAATTTCTGAATAGGTAGATTTACCAGAACCTGGACCACCTATCATTATAATTCGTTTTCTACCTAACGCTTCGAATATGTAATCTTTAAAACTCTTCACTAATTCCATCCTTTTGGTAATGTAAAATTGGTTCTACTAAATTCTAATCTATCAACCAGTTTAACTGCACCAGCAACTCTATCAACTGCAACATAACCCTCTGGTGCTGTCACTCTATAACCTGTTGATGTTCTAATGAAGTTACCGATACTCTGTATCTGGTTCATCTTTTGTAGTAAAGTATTTTTACAATTTGCTAATGTGATATGACTTGCAATCGCAAAGTATAATGCTTGTTGATTTCTTTTGATAAAGTCCAAACCCTCTTTTTTCTGTTTAATAAATTTCTCTTGACCTTTTGGTGTTTTTCTGCTGTCTATTTCTGCTTGCAACATATTTTCATAGTAGTCAGCAAATTGTTTTTGCATTGTTGAAACTTTTTCCATACCACCTTTTGTGGTTCTAATATACATGTTGAAGTAAGTTTTTAATCTGTAACCAACCGAGTTTGCGTCTTGACTTGTCTTTGACATTTCGTTTAGTATAGGGGCAGCTTTTGATAAAGAGCCTTGAGCCATTTTTATTTGATTATCAAAAGCCGCAAGTTCAGATTTATTGAACATTACTGAACCAGATGTATCTTTATATTGAGCAGAAGCCATCCAAACTCTACTTGATGTAGAACCTTTTACGGATCCAAAACTAGCATTTAGTTTGTCCATTGTTTTACCACTATAACGAGTATGAAACACTATACCCATTTTAGCACGAGCAATCTTTTTACCAACACCACTAGAAGCTTGTACTGCATATGTGATTGTATTAGGTGTAAAAGAAATCATACTTTCACCATCTATTGTGACCGATTTAGTATCATCTGTAAACAATAGGTCGCCTTGTAATATGTCGGTAATACCTACTCTACTTAACTCACTCAAACAAACTTTTAGTTTTTTTGCAACTACGCCTGAATGGTTACGATTGATGTCCGCTACTGTATAATTTATTTTGGGAGTGACATTGAATACTGATTTAGTACCAACGAAGAATTTATTGTTTTCTGGATTTACACCACAAACAATGGCAGGAGCTCCGTCCCACTTAACGGTTACATTGAGCTTACCGCCCACAGAACCGGCCAACATATTTCTAGTTGACTTTAAAAAGTTAATTGCGTTTTCGCCACCTTTTGAACCACGATTTATTATATCGTCTTCTAGGTGTTCGAGATGTGTATTTGTTCCACTTGATAGGAACCCTTTAAAACTAAACATTTTCTTTCCTCAATTTTGTCCATTATACCAAAAAAATTCAACATTGTCAAGCCTTTTTTCATCAATTCCATAAATAAATCACAATTATATTTATCCACTTAAACCATTATACTTCACAGCCAAGTTGAAAAATTGTCCTAATTTGTGTTCCACACCAACTTTATTAGACCGGACTGCCATATTCATGGTTCCTAACACTTCACTATACCGTTTTATTCTAATATCGAAGTTTTGTTTAGATGAAATAGATACCATACCCTCTATACTTGTCGCTTTTGCTAATAATACATTCAATCTATTACTATCTTTCATCTCTCTGTATGTGTCATTTACAGCCTTAATTATGATAACTGGAACATCACTTTGTTTAAGTATCTCACTTCTACAATACTTCTTAAATGTCTCAAAGTCTTTGGTCATTGTATAGATTAATTTGTTTCTGATAATAGCCAAGTTAGCGTCATAGTATTTTTCATACATAGACAAGTTGTCTCTTTCAAAAGCCTCTAATGCATTAAAAGTATTTGGTCTTTCTGACCCCTCATCATATGATTTACTTGTAATACCTGGTATTTTAGAATAGGTATTTTTATACAAGTCCTCTTTTAATCTTTTAATCTGCGTACCTGAAGGTTCGAAATGGTAGTACACTCTATTTACATATGTGTTCAATAGAGGTTCTTTTGTACTCTCACCACCAGCCTTCAAGGACACCCCGAGAATAGAACCATCAGCAAAGAATAAAACTATATCAGCAGGTGAATTTTTTGGTACACCATCAGGTTTGGCTCTATAAGTCCAGAATACCTTTGTAATCTTTTTCTTTTTATCTTCATCTTCAAGAAACTTTGTAATAGCAACTGCGTTCTTCATCTTCTCCATAAACTTGGAAGACCTTGGCATATCTTCTATGAAATCTACACCTGCTTTTTGGTCATTTCCAAGATAACAAGCTTGTTTTTGAGGATATGTTAATATCTTTTCATATAGTTTCTCTGGATTTCTCTCTTTACAACCATTCAAAAAAGCAATGCAAGGTATTAATTCTGTAATAGTCGAGTTTAATGTGGTCTCTGTCATACCACCTGACATAGGTTTATAAACAAGTCTTACTGTAAAATTACCTAATGTAAACTCTGTAATGTTTTCACTAGACAGACTAGTCTTTCTCTCTTGTACAACTACCTTTTGTGCCTTTAGGTGGTTTTGTACATTTCGTCTAGCGTCTGCTCGATTTGAAGCCCTAATAAAGTAAACAACAATTCTACTTGTCGATTTCTTTATATTGAATTCGAGTTTACCTCCTGCCTTAGCAGAAGCTTGTTCTATAAGATGTGATTGTTGCTTGTTTAACATTTGCTCTCCTCATATATTTATAAGAAGAGTTTTACATCATATTAAGTATTAAGTCAAGCGTATTTTAGATTAAAAGATATGGTAATTCTATCATTATCAGTAGTATTTTTTAATATACCATGTCTTAAATATGGTGGAAATAATATAAGTTTACCTACTTCAGGTTTGTGATAAAATCTATCTGTTTGTGGTACTGTTAAATCAAAACAACTTGCTGTGTCGTTAGGATTCTCAAAGAATATACTGCCATCTTCACCATTTGTTTTATAGTAATAGACACCAGATACATCTGATAAACTATGATTGTGTATGTGACCAAAATCATCTTTATTAAATTTAGAAAACCAAGATTCCGTAATCTTAAAATCTTTAGGCAATCTTGAATTAGTATCATTTATAAATTGCTTTAAATGAAATCCAATTTCCTTTTTTAGTTTGTTTAATTGTAGTTCTTCTATCACACAATTAAATTCACCTTGAAAATTGGTTGTAATCATATGAGTTTTACCCCATGATTTAGGTCCATATTCAAAGTTAACTTTATGAATTTTATTATTGATTTCTGTTTGGACTTCTTCATCATCCAACATAGTATAATATACTGGTGTTGGAAATATCCATTGGGTTTTCATTAAACGAACCTAAAATTATGAAGAAACTTGGGAATACCACCATTAACTAACCATACTTGATGTTTATTTTGAAAGTCACATAAATGTTGTGCGTCTTCTTCAAAATAATATTCACCAACTACATTATCGGTAGGTTTTTCGTGTACTTGCCATACGATTTTAGATTTTCTTTTTACTGGTGATGTGGTATATGTTAGTTTTTTAATGACATTTCCTCCTGGTCTTTTGTCGCCTTTATGAAATCTTACTTTTTGTGTTTTTCTAGGCATTATTTGTCAAAGTGAGTTGTGAAGAAGTAAGATAATGTGACTTTACCAAAACCTTTTGTCTCCGGTTGTTTGAATTTAATTGCTGTACTTTCATGTAATAAAAATGATGGAAAGACCAACACCTTATTGTCTGCAAATTTAGATGTTTCATTTAAGTCTGCAAATTTTATATCTCCACCTTCAAACTTCGATTGGTCTTTTGCCAACCATAAGAGTGCTGTAAACATGGCTCTGTCTGTGTGAGGTTTATAAAAACCACCTTCTTCATAGTAATGTGCAATAGTAGACCAACTTTCACAAGAGGCAAAATTTCTAAAATCAGGTATACCTTTTGCAACTTCTTTTACTGTTTCATGTAATTTATATCTTACTCTACATATAGGTGATACATCAAAACCTACATCTGAATAAACTATATTAGGAAACATTCTAAACGAAGAAGCTAATTTTTCTCCTGTAACCTCATCTGTTGTAGTTGTCCAATCTTCTTTATTACTATTGACAAGATAGTCTTTATTATTAAATGCCTCTAGTTCATACCATACAGCCTTCTTTTGTTGTTCATCTAAAAAATTATCTATTTCTAAATATCTCATATCTTAAAATCACTAAACTTATCGTAAGCGTCCTCTTTCTTAACTTGACCACTATCTACAATGTTTTGTGCGTTTTGTTCAACATCATACAATCTCATTTTTGCTCTGTCAACACCAACAATAAATGCTCTGTTGATACTAGGGTCATTATATCTGTTCTTCAACTGTTTTACTTTCATCTGACCTAGTGCTTCTAGTTCTTCGTTTGACATTAAGGCAAACATAAAGTCAGCAGTTGCCGGAAGACCAAAGGATTCGGAAGTATCTTCAAGACCAATATCTGTACTCACAAAACCAGTTCTTGTTGTTTGTGTGGCAGAAAATATAGGTACATTATGTTCTACTGCAAGACCTCTTAACTCTTCAGCAATCGCCTTGATATAGAAGTAAGATGATATATTACCACCTTTAAATCTACTTGATGAACATATATTTAAATAGTCAATAAAAATAACATCTGGTTTAAATGATTTCTTTAAGGCAAGTTCATTAATCAAAGATTTAAAATGGCCTGTATGAGCAGACGCTGTAGGATATTCTTTGATGATTAACTTGCCTGTTGTCTTCTTATTCAATTGAGAAACTTTGTTATCATACAATTGTTTAGGCATATCATGTAGGTCATCCATAGTGACATTGAATAGATTAGCGTCTATTCTTTCTGCAATTCTTTCCTCTGCCATCTCTAATGTGATATATAATACATTTAGACCTTGGAGTAAATAACTAGCAGCTACATGACACATAAACAAAGATTTACCAACGCCTGTGCCGGCAAGAGCAATGTTCAAAGTTTTACTTGGAACACCACCTTTAGTAATCTTATTGAAATAATTTAGGTCAAACTGAAACTTCTTCTCTTTGGTATGATACCATTCAAATCTTTTATCTGCGTCTTCAACATAGTCGTGACCTACTGACTTGTCAAATGAAACGGCCAATGCCTCTGATAGAATATGTGGTATTGCCTCTGCCGTTTGTTTCTTATCTTTACCATCAAGAATAGTAATACCAGATAATACAGCATTGTGAACGGCACGGTCTTTACAAAACTTTTCTGTTGTGTCTAACAACCATTGTGGTTCGGCTTCTTCTTCACTTAAACCTACAACCATATGTCTTATGGCAGTATGTTCTTCTTCATTAATATCTTTTCTCTGATTAAGTTCTATGAGAATGGCGTCTTTAGTAGGATTGTTTTTGTACTTATCAACAAACTTATATATTTCGCCGTACAATAGTTTTTCAGTTCTATTTGTAAAGTAGTCTTCTTTGATGAAAGGTAAAACCTTTCTTGTGTAATCTTCATTGAAGAAGAGATTACTTAATATAGTTGCTTCAATTCTATTATTCACTTTCTATCGCCGTCCCATTTTTAATTTGTTCATCTAATACTTCTACAAGTATATCACCAATATAATCTATAAATGCCTGATTGTCAAGTATATCCTTATCATGTGGATTTCTTAATACAGTATAGTCAAATATTACAGGCAAGGTGCCATCTGGCTTTTCATCTTTGCCAAATCCTACTTTACCATACTTATAGATTATGTCTTTGTAATCGCCTTCGGTAAGTTTGATACAAGTTGTGTCTTCATGTTCGTTTTCTACGAACACAAATGGTCTACTCGTCTTCGTCTTGTCCGTAGGTAAATTTTTGTTTGCAATGTTCATCAATCTTATCCAATACCTCTTTTGTAAAATATTTTTCAGGCTCTGTGTTGATAGATTTACCAAATACTTTTGTGCCATCTGGCATTTCATATCTAGTAGATACTTTCTTAAACACACCACACTCTTCACCTAGTTCTAACAGACCATAATGTCTATCTAAACCTTGTTTGTATGATAGTCTTACATCAATTTGAGCATTCTCTTTTGTTATTCTGGACTTATAATTTTTACAATGTACAATATTACCAACTACTTCGGTACCTTCTTTTTCTTTTCGTTTACCTAGATAGATGATTGATGAAGCAGCGTACTTCAAACCTGAACCGCCACCCATTTCTTTTTGTGGGAACATAGAACCAATTACATCATATGTGTGATTGGTCATAATCATAGGAACACCTGCTTGACCTAGTTTTAAAGTCAATACACGGAAAGTAGATTTAACAATTTGTGACCTTGTCATATCTCTTGTCTCTTTACCAGCAGCCGTATCTTCCATTTCTTTTGTAGTAGATAACATACCTAAACTATCTAATACAAACATCATAGGTTTTCTACTACCCTCTGGTTGTTCTAAATATTTTTCAATGACTTTGATTGATTGTGTTCTAAATTCTTGTACTGTTGAAACTGGCATTACAACTATTCTACTACTGTCAACACCACGACTTTCAATCATGTCTTTAGAAACTGCATTTTCACTCTCGAAGTAAATCACACCTGCTTCTTTGTCTTGTTCTAAAAAAGACTTAACAACACCTAATGCAAAGAATGTTTTACCTGTTGCAGCTTCACCGGCGATTGCCGTAATTCTACTGTTTGGCAGGCCACCATAAATGGAACCTGATAGAAGAGCATTGAATGAATACGAACCTGTGTCGATAAATCCACTCACATCTCCTCCGGCAACACCGTCTTTAGCCAATGTGGCGTATTCGTTGCCTGTTGTCTTAATAATATCTGTTAAAAAATTACTCATACTTTTTCACCTCACTTTTGTTATAATATACACTACTAGTTAGCTTTTGTCAATGGTGGAATGTTCAACATAATCCTTATCTGAAGGAATAGGTGTCATCTTCATATTATTATACCTGTCTAAAAAATAATGGTATTTTATTGATTTATAGTCGCCGTTTAACCTATGCAACTCTCTTATATAGTCTTCATGTGGAATGATACCGACATCAATACTAGTATTTTCTCTGAACCTAAACTGTAAAGTTCTAATATATTCCTTTTGGTAGACACTTTCACTTAAACCAATGGCGATATTGTCGTTATATTTTTTACAAACTTCACTCGTTAGAAGACCATGAAAATAAGCTATATGATTAAAGTTGGTTTCTGAAAACATTAAATATTCAGTTTGGCCATATATTCTTGCCATGTCCAATCCTGTCATAGGTCTTTCTTTCCATATTGTCATCATTGTTTTAAGTGTTTCTGGTCTAGGTAGTGTAGCACAATGTTTCCAGAAATCACTACTTCTATTTTCATTAATATAATGTAGAGCCACAAAATCTCTCATGTTGTCTAAAAGAATATCTGTACCTTTGTTATATTCTTCTCTATCGTAATCTGATAATTTACCATCAATTAAAAGGTGCATTAAAGAAAATGCTTGTTGAATAGATGAACCTATTGATGTTGCTTCTAATGGTTCTAAAAAATTACCTGATAGGCCTATTGCAACACAATTTTTAATTGCTACTTTATCTAATTTTCCTGGAGTAAATTTGATATGTTTACCAATTTCAACATCTTCTTCCATTAATTGACACACTTCATCATATGCCTGGTCTTTAGTAATAAAGTTTGTATCGTAAATATAACCATTACCAAATCTGCCATAAGTAGGTATTCTCCACTTCCAACCGGCCTTCATTGCTAATGCTTGTGTGTGCATTGGATAATAATCTAATTCTTTTGTAGGAAAAGCAATTGCTTCTTTTAGTGGTAACATATCACCATATGATACCCACTTAGCACCTAATGGTGTCATCAATACTCTTCTAAAACCTGTACTGTCAATCCAAAAATCTGATTTATAATTATCTTTCTCACCTTTTACCTCTGATATGCCTGTTTCATCTTGCATAACTTCAAGGACTTTATCATCTACAATTTCTATACCCCAATTGTTAGCCTGTTCAGTTAAATATTTGTTTAGTTCATTTGTATTAAAATGAAATTGAAAATAACCACCAGCTTCTTGTCTCTTTTGGTCTGGACCATAGTAATCAGCAATAACATTTTGATTTAATTCTGGTCCTATAAAATCTCTATTTGTCCAACCATCTCCCATAAATTTAGTAGCGATAAAATCTGACATACCTACTTTGTTAGTATAGTCACCAAAAATACTGTGAATGTAATCGCCACGATTTGGTGTCCAACCCTCAAACATAATACCAGATTTAATAGTACCTTTGGTCTTAATTAAACTGTTAGTTAAAGTATCGCCTATGAATTCTATAAAAGTTGCCCAATGTTCGGTTGAGCCTTCACCAACACCTATAATACCAATATCGTTTGGTACTATCATTTTTATATCTGCTTCTAATCTTACTTTTAAAATAAGAGCAGTTATAAGGCCGGCAGTACCTCCACCTACAATTGTTATTTTTGGTTTTGACATATATAATTTCCTTTATTTATCATCTTATAATATCTATCTGACTATCTTTAGTCCACACTTCTAGGTCATTTCTTAAACGGCCTTCTCCGTGTAGTTTATCAAATCTTTTTGTTGCTAACTTACGCCACCATTCTATCAGTTCATTGTCATGGAATCTATCATAGTTTGGTGCTTTGACAATCTCATTTGTTTTACCATTTACTATATCTATATAGTTCTCTATACCATAGTTAGATACATAATATCTTTTCTGTTCGGTAAGTTTTTTAGCATTTGCAATTGTAGATTTAAATTTTTCTAGGTCATCACCATCTAGTGCTTTTTTAATTAGACCTTGTATAGCAGTTGTAATTTTTAACTTTCTACTTGAAGCGTCTTCTTTAATAAAAACACCAATCTTATCTTCAACATATGCCAACATATCTTTGAATGGTTTACCGTGTATCATTGGTATAAAATCACTATCAGTTAAACCTCTATTTCTTAACATAGGTTTCATACCATCATACTGACTAGCAGATTTACTATTACCATATAAACTTGTGGTCTCAAACATAACTAAATTCATATCATACTTTTTATTCAACATCTCTCTTACTTGATGTGAACAACATAAGGCAGCCAATAATTTACCACCAAGATAATTAAAACCAAACGGTTGTGCTGGTACAATAACGAAACCCATAATAGCAGTCTTGTTAAATACTGGCAAGTCGGGTACATTACCTAATAAAACATTTCTAGGTCTCATGTTAATAACTGGCGAACCAAATCTCATAAAGCCAACATACTTGCCTGTATTCATTTCTTTTACTGCAAGTTTTAAACTTTTACCTGGAATACTTACCATGTTACTATGACTTGATATCATATTAATACAAGTGTCCCATGTGTGATTATCTAATTCAACAACTTGTAAATCCATAACTTGTGGCGACATTGTAAAGTCATCAAATAATTCTGTATCTAAACCCATACCAGGCAGAGCAGTAGGTATAGTTTCTATTTGTGCCATTTTTTGGTCACGCATATACTGGTCTATACGAT